TAACAAGTGTCTGTATCCGCACGTCTTCGTGCTCTAACAACGCCTTGAATGCTTCATCCGTTTTGGCGAACGCGTATGTTTCTTTACCTGTGGTAGGACTTATCTTGGTTGGCGCAATAACGCCTAGCCCCCCAAGTAATTCGGCAAACTTGGGGTTACTCATCAAATCCTTCTTGTCAACTCCAGCGTCTGTTAACAACTTATCTTTAAGGTCTTTGGTATCTTCAAGGTGCTGCTCTAGTAACCCAAGGTCTAGATCCAATAGGGGTTCGATGAACATCCGTAGGGTTAGGTCTATAATTTTTAGTTCTTGTCTGGGAAACTTCTTACCCATAACACCAAACAACTTGTAGGTAAGTTCTACGTCGTTGATGCAATAGTCACCATAGCGGCTCAACTCTGCCTCATCGAAATCCAACCGCCGTTTACCTATGGCGTTTAAAACTTCGGTGCCTTTATCTCCAAGGTTGTACCGTTCGGCCATCGCCTTGAGACTTCCCCCAGCTTCCACCCCGTGAAGAGCACGACCAATGCACAAAGTGTCAGCCCACACCCGAGGATGAATATCAAATATCCAAGACAATATAGCACCGTCAAACATGGTGTTGTGAGCCAGTACCATAGAGTTTCCCCAATCAAACTCCGTAAAGTATTCGCTAAGTTGTTCATGTGTTCCACTCGCCCATTCAGTAGGCCCGTTGTTCACTTTTATAGCTACGCCAATCACCTCAAATTGAGGGTCACGTACGTAGGATTCCGTTGTCATCTTACTCAATGAAAACTTCTTATCGTAGTACGTCTCGAAGTCTACCGTTATGAGATCCATAATCTATCCAGTAACAAGTTATCTGCAAAACCGTTAATTACCAAAGTCCACATTCTCAATAGTGTTAAATTTGGACTTTTTGGAGTTTCTAAAAATCAGTGGGGGCATCGCACCCCCTCGGTGTCAGTTATACTTCCTGTTTAGGCGGGCTTTAACACACTAGAAAGTTCACGCCATCTGAATTATTGTAGGTTGGCAATCTCACCACCGCACGCAAAGTACCCAGCACCATCGACCCAGTTGTCTATATGGTTAGGGTTCTGCTTGATTCTCGCTACCTTTAGCAACGCCATCATCACCGCTACATCGTGAGCTTTGACGGGTACGCCTAGGTGCACTGACCAGTATTGAGCAATACGTGAAAAGTTATCCTCCGCATCGCCATGATCCGCTTGTCTGTCTTTGGTAATGTAGGCTTTCGCTACATCTAACAGGTTGGCTCTTGTTGCCAAGGGCTGCGGCGGTATGTCGTTATGTTCCTCATAACTTGTTTGTACCTCTGCACTTACTCCGACGGACGGTACCAATACCGACGTTGCCGCTGCTGTCGATTCCGCTGCAATCTCTGCTTTAGCAGCCCTATACTCTGCTGCTTTAACTTGTTTACGTACTAAGTGCGCGTAGCTGGGACTACAATTAGCTTCCTCAGCTACCAAGCGTACACCCCAACTAGGGTGTTTTGCCATTATATCAAGTACCTTCCTTCTCTTATTCACATCCTTCTCCTAGAAATCGAACTCATATTGATTAGGGTCATTGGACTTGGCCCCCAGTAGGAACATTACATCCGTCCAGTTACCCTCGTTTATCACGACGGCAACACCACCCACTGCGGCGATGTCATCGAGATTCTTTTGCTGTAAAGCTGTTGGTGTGTTCTTCCCAGCCTTACATTCAATCCCAAAAAATTTACCGTTGTAGCACCCAACGATGTCGGGCACCCCACTCTTACCGTACCCACCTGTCGCGGGAAAGAAGTAGTAGGCACCGATCAATTTAAGCTGCTCGGTTACCTTGCGTTTCACTTTGGCTTCGGGGGTCATGCGTTCTCCTTGGGAACTGGTATCGGGGTATTGCAGAAATTAAATGTTAGGGAGTTCCCTAACAATCTATTCGTCCTCTAGTTTTTGCTCGATCAATTTGAATAATCGATCAATGTTGCTGCTAATATCTTCAAGACTACGTGCCATGTTCTCCACCGCACGCACTAAGTTTTCTGTCTGCTCGTCATTCACTTACTTCTCCTTGTAAAACCAAACCTGCCAAACCCAACCAAACCGAACCGTAACTGACCTCACCCTACCTGACCTGCCATACCAAACCTCACCACACCGCACCTGACCTAACCGTACCGTAACGCACCTAACCTGCCTCACCAAACCTTACCTCACCACGCCATACCCCACCCGACCTGCCATACCTAACCCGACCTCACCTTGCCTCACCCAACCGAACCCTGCCATGCCAGACCTGCCAAACCGTACCGCACCAGACCAGATCTCACCGGACCCAACCATACCTCACCTCACCATACCTGCCAGATTAGTTTCCTAGAAACTTCTTAATGGGTGACAATATATCGGCTAACTCAGATAGGTCTTCGTACTTCTTTACGAACGAATCCAATTCACGCTTCGCTGTCTTCAGTATTTTGTCCCTACCTTCAGGATCAGCCAGCATGTCAACGGTTGACATCCAAACCTTTTGCGAACCTTGTGGGGTATCTATCGTTGTGCGTTGTAGCACACGAATAGTTTTTGGTGGCGTATCAGGGACAGGAGAATGGGATATAAACACAAGGTTGCGCTTCATACTCTTCTCAGTCATCAGGCGGTACTTCTCGCCAGCCACTGAATCGTTCCATTCAAAGTCACCGTGTAAGAAGTTTTGAGGATCGCGTGCTACCTCCACCAACGACCCGTCGGGGGCATAGCCCCCATGTACCACATTTAGCTCTTCTATTACCTCTAACACTTGAGCAGGATCAGACCGAAATCTGACCCCCTTTCTCCAAGCAACATCAGCATTAGGTAGACTCACAGTACAATCTCCCTAGTCTCTATGGGAAAGTCTGTGTCGATTGCAAACCTACCATACTCCCCAGCTTTTTCAGGTCTCCACTCACCTAGACCTACTCCGAATCCAGCCCGTTGAAATATGTTTAGGATGTTCTCAGGTGTAAGAGCCTCGCCGTCATACTGTAGCGTTAACTCTATAGACCAGTCTTTGAACTCTGGCCGATACCGCAGATCAGTAGATCCCTGACCCACGCGCACCACATCCTCACGCATGATTGGATCAGTCGTATCCATAAGGCAGAGGGGTTCGCCTGACTCACTATCGGCATCCGCGATTATGAATAGGGACTTTCTCAGTAACGTCTTTTCAATACCTATATCTTTATGAGCGGCATTGAGTAGGCATTTCTTAACACCTCCAGACGGGAATCCGTACGCTCCATCAGGAGTCCTGTGCATTGCTGCCTTGAACTCCCTATCTGGATCTCGTACATCTCGGTTTTTGGTTTTAACACCAGCATGTTTCTGCCGCATCATGTGCTTGGCTTTCTCATCCCAGTTATGTTGAACCATTGGACTTGTACTACGTATGCGTAACCGCATCTCACACTGTTTAATTGGCGCTAGAGTTACTCCGGCCATAACACTCTCCTTCTCTTATTGATAAACCCAAAACGTATTCTCGCTGATACGTTTACCTATACCCTCAACAGGCACGGTCGGTGGGTCAGTAGAAGTCATCATCAATAGGGCAACCTTCTCTTGCATCCATTGCGGCAACTTCTCTAACCCACTATACGTGTCTTCCACGTCACTGTCAAGACAATACATTCCAATACATTGCACTCTCACACAGCTTTTTCCATCGTCTACCATGACACGGTACATTGTGTCATACCCACCATCACTGGTTGACATAGAATACCCCGTCGTTCATACGGATGCCCACGCCATCTACATATTCATCCAGCTCACACATCATTAACACAGACAACTTACCGGATAAGTGTTCGGGTAACGTATCGGCAGTATATCGTTCTGCTGGATCGGTAGAGACTCTGTAGTCCCAAGTATTATGCGCGTTCTCAAGGAATGTCACATCAAACATCTGTTGATCGTTGAGCATGTAGGCACGCACAAAGAACATGTTAACCTCGGATGTCTGCAACGCGTACTCATCAACCTCATTCAGGAACGCTGCTACCTTACTACCGAAATCGGCATCAACAAACTGATACCCGCTGGCAACTACCGCACGTAGCTCGGCTTGCAGTTGCTTGTGT